AAGTTAATTAATAAGTTACCCTGTGTGGTGAATCTGACTTCTCTGATGCCCGGTCAGATGCGGGTCTTGGAAGCAGACATGAGGCTTAAAGCCATAAGAAAGCATGAGGTCTTGAATCCATGCTGTCATGGCATCAAGGCCATTGTTCTGGATGTAAGTATGCTCTAAGAACAACTGTGCTGCCTTACGATTGACAATGTAGCCATGAGTCAGCCACATGTGATTCCCTTTCCATAGCTCAAGCCCCTCAATGCACTCAACATGCTCAATGGTCTGCGCTCCCCATCCGGGATAATAGTTCCAACCAAGGTGCAGGAAATCAAACTCAGGCAACCTGTTCCAATTTGTCACGAGTTGATTGGTCTTTTCAACATCAAACCTTGCATCATCTTCCAGGATTAAGGCATACTCATTGCCATTATCCAGCATCTTCTGCCAGACATCACGATGAGAAGCACAGCAGCCTATTTCGCTAAGGCTTATGATTGGCCTTTTATTAGTCTTCTTTAAAGTATTATCAATACGATGGCTGATGTGATTGCCATTAGAGGCTACAACTAGCTCCGGCTGATTGCCATGCTTATCTGTTAGGCCTATCTCCTCAAAGTGCTTTATTAGTTTCTTCCGCCTTTGAGCAGCCCTAGGCAGGCTGATATAATATATCTGATCAACAGGAAACTTCACAGCTAATTTTCTCTGTGACTGATAAGTCCAGGGCGAAAAAGTGGGTCTCAAAGTTTCTCTCCGGAAGCCCGAAGTATTGGTTTGCGATTGCTTTGGAGTTGTAGTCCGTACCTTCATAGGTGATTCCTTTTGTCCTATTGATTATAGATGTAAGCGCAAACTCAGCATTTTCCAGCTTGCTGTTTGCGACTAGCTTAAAATTGACTCTCCTGAGCAGGCTTGTGGCTCTGCCTCCGGCTGGAGTAGGTTCAACCGATGCACTCTCCCTAACCAGGAACAGCACAATCGGGTAAGTGTCATTCACAGCGCAGTAAGTTGAGCCATCCAGAGTCACATAGTTGCCTGCTGATCCCTCGATGATGCTTTCCACTGCCTCGCCATAATTAAGAGCAAGACCAACATAAGTGCTGGCTATGTTTTCACACAGGTTCTTAATTGCACTCTCAACGGTTACCTTGGTCAGCTTCATTTACTCAAAAATTCAATGGCTAGTCTGTTGATGATTTGAAGGGATTGTGCCAGCTCTTCATCTGTCAGTTCAAAGATAGGGCCAAATCGCTCTTCCAAATAGCCTGCTATCTTATTTTGCTCAGTTGTTGTGAATGCTACACCATAGGCTGTGTTGCTTATTGGCACAGGCTTCCAGCTTGCCCACATTGCCCCGGTAAGAGTTAAGTCCATGTAAGCAGTCTGAAGGCCTAATGATCTTCGGAAGTCAGCATAGCCATAGAACTCATCAACATCACCAAAGGCCTTCATTCTGGCTTTGACTTGTTTCTTGCTAGCTATCTCGCCAAACTTCCTGCTGATAGGGCTTCCCTTGCCTATTACTCGCTTTGAATCATAAGGAGGAAGCTCAGAACCATCAGACTTTCTTCCGCTATCCTGCACTCTATCACTTACTGCCGGAGCAGCATAAAGAGCAGCTGCCCTCAGCACCTTGTCGGCCTTGGAAGCCTCTCTAAAGTTTTTGAGCTGCTGCTTTAGGAAGGCAGATGTGGAGTCATAGACAGGCATAAATTATTTTGTAAAATATTTTTGCAGATAAAATAATCCGTTAGATATTGCAATCACAAATCTAACCAATTAAACAACATGCAAAGTAAAGTATCATTTCACGACCTCTATCCCAGCTTTGGGATTAGTGTTAATTCAAAAGGCACAATTCATGACATTCAGAAGTATGCACACATGTACGGAGGCATTATCACAATCTATGACATGCGAAAGGACTGGAGTGGCTTTGATGATATGCCATATAGATTATCTTATCGCCTGAATCAACCTCCATTTGAGTTCCTGATTTACGGAATTGAGCTTAGTGAAGATAATTATGAGACTCAGAAGCTCGCATGGAATGGAGCTGACTCAATCATTGTTGAGCCTAACTGCCAGCTTACTCTAATTGATAACTCTTACCTTCTGCTCAGATGATTAACAGAGGAATCAAACAAGTAATTAAAGAGGCCTTGTTTCAGGGCTTTTTCTGGATTGTCTCTCTCATTCTGGTCATATTGATAGCAATTAAATTTTTCATCTATGTCAAAGGATAAAGACATCACCATCTGCCTGACCAGCTGCGGTCGCTTTGACCTACTTGAGAAAACCATCAGCAGTCTGGTTACCTTTTGGGATGGCCCTCCTCCTGCTGCATTCCTCATTCATGAGGACTCAGGAGCTATACCTACCTCATTAGGCATTGAGCTTAACCGATTTCTGAAAAGACATTGGCAGATTGAGGCTGAATGGTCAATGAGTAATCGAGCTGGACAAGTACATGCCATTGATGTATTATACCATAAGGTAGAAACTCCTTACATAGTCCATTGCGAAGATGATTGGGAGTTCTATCAGGAGGGCTTTATTCATGACTCTAAGGCTGTGCTTGAGGCTGAGCCTAAGTGTGCAGTTGTCTGGATTAAACATCCAGCAGACAGAAGTGGGCATACAATCATGAAAGATATTAAGCTCACCAAAACCGGAGTCAGGTATCAGCAACTTGCGCATAGATTTAGAGGTGATTGGCATGGCATGACTTGGTCGCCTGGTCTCAGAAGACTGTCTGATTATATGATTGCAGGTGAGTTTAGCAAATTCTGCACATGGCGGCCCAATGACCACATCATTGCGGAGAAGGACTACAATAAACGATATTATGACCTCGGTTATAGTGGCTTCACTTTATGCCGGGGCTTTATCAAGCATTTAGGTAATATTCAATCACTAAAAAAAAGGAAATTATGAAAGCAACATTGATTTTTAACCTTGATGATACAGATGATGAACTGAATCACAAGAGGTGTATAAAAAGCCTAGACATGGCTCTGTTCATCTTTGATTTCAGCAACAAAATCAGAAGGCTGGTGGACACATCAGAGGATGGCAAGTACATTAATGAAGAGCATCTCTGGAATGCCTGGAATGAATCTCTGGAAGCCTATGACATCAACATAGACAGGCTAATAGTATGACACAATTAGAACAGCTAAGAGTGATTGTCGCAAAGGAAATTAAGACCAAGCAATGGCTGGCAGAGCAGCAGTCAAATAGTCTAAAGACCAGATATTACTTTGCCGGAGGGCTGGCTGCTTTACAATATGTAAAACATATAATTGACAGAATAATAGATGAAACTGGAAGATAAGCAGACAGCAGTGGAATGGTTATTCCGCGCTCTATGGGATACCCCAAAGGATAAATTGACTTGGTGGGCAATATTCGATCAGGCAATGGCAATCGAGAAGCAGCAGATAATTGATGCTCATGAATCATCATACATTGAAATGAACTTAGCTTTTAGGGCAGGAGAAAGAGCAGAACAATATTACGATGACAATTATGCAAACTGATAAGCTAATTCAGAGACTTGAAAAGGAAATCATTGCTCTCCAGGATGAGCAGACTGCTATCCTTAAAAAGAAATTTAGCCTTGAGGATGAACTAAGATTGCAGAAGAAGCGCATAGCTGATCTTGAGCTAAGAGAGACTGATGCAGTGGAGGGTAAGAAGGGATGGCAGAAAGTCTCTGCATTCTTGTTGGCTATTTGGGTACTTGTGCTTTCACTACTTGGAATTGAGCGTAAGTGAACTGCACAGAATTAAGGCAAAAGATTATGTTTGCCGTCAAATGGTGGAAAGGCGTAATGCGGGTTGGTTTCCCAAATCCTGAAAAGGTTGCATCCCGGTTCGATTCCGGATTCCACCACAAAAACACGAAGGCACTTGTAATGCGTTACAGGCTGGCGGGCTTCACAGGGTAAATGGTTGCGTACGGACTAAGAAGCACTCGGAGACTTAATACCTGCCTTTCGTGTTTGTTTTATAAACAACACCTCGTTGCCTTCAACAATGTGTCACAATAATTACCAATATTTGTGCAGTCGGCTACAAATTGTAACCATCTGAATTATGACTAATCCAATCGAAGAGCTGATAGATTTCATCATTAACAATGAAGGCAACATAGACCTCAATGATGTGCTGATAAAGGCTGAGCTAATCAACATGCGCTCAAAGCCACGGCATGCCGGATGGTACTTTAATGGCCAGCTGGTTCAGTCATTAGATGAGCTAAGAGGCAGAACCATGTCAGAAAATAATACTCCAAAACCTATTTATTACTATCCGTGAATATGCTGGATTACTGGGATGAGCCGCATTATGAGAAGCCACTTCACAAGCACATTGAGGAGATGAAAAAGAAGCCTGATGCTATCAATCATCCTGAGCATTATGGAGGCTCAGACAGCACCTATGAGGCCATCAAGGTCATTGATGCTTGGAAGTTAGATTTCTGCCTTGGCAATGTCATAAAGTACATATCCAGAGCAGGCAAGAAAGGCAGCAAGCTAGAGGACTTGAAGAAGGCTCAGTGGTATCTTAACCATGAGATTGAGAGGCTTGAAGGAGGTTGCTTTTAAGGCCTCACAAAGCCCTGCTGAATTAATCCGGCATTGTCACAATTAAAGCATAGGCCTTCACCTCTCAGGTTCAGCTGCCTTGCCCAGATTGCCAAGCTCTGCTGATAGCCATCTAGGAATGTAGCCATTGCCCTCTCGGTGAACTCACGATTGCTTTGTGCAAAATAGTTAGCCCTCGGTGAAGCTACCTTCTGCCACAATATTTGATAGCATAATAGATTTGCCCAGGCATCAAGCAGAAACTCTTTCTGCTGGCAGATGAATGAGTCAAGGCTGCACAATAGCTGAGCATCTATGTATATTCCTGACTGACTGTTATCCTGTGTCCAGCTGTCTCCGAACCCATAGCCTAGCGGAGCAGTAACCGGAAAGATGCTCCAACCATTGCGCCATAGGTAAGTGAATCTGGTGGCACATTCCAAGTCCATCTGATTCCAGCCCCAATCAATGAAGAAGCCTGAAGTGGTTGGAAGGTTGGTGCAATCCATAGCCACCATGATGTTAATCTTATCGAAGTCAGAATAGAACTCATTATTGACAGGCAGATAGTTCATGCCCTCAACCAGGTCAGCAGTTCCTTGATCTAACACCTTACCATCTTGAGTTTGGAAGATATACCAAGGCACTCCAGCAACAGCTGGCCCAGCATTGTAAACATAAATCTGCTTGACTCTCAAGGATAAATACTTACTGCCCTGAACGCTGACAAATGCTCCCTTTAATATTGCCTCTGCTGGAACAGTTGTAATCTGCTGCCATTGCTGAACGAAGTTCTTGCTGGTCTGGAACAGCACCTGATCTAACTGAGCCTCTGCTGATGTGAATAAGGCAGACTGAATGTCTCTCTTAATTCTCACATAGCTGACAGCCTGAGCTGAGTTCCACATGCCTACATAAGACACCTGCTCAGGAGTTGCAATCTTATCCAGCAGCTCCGAACTCATGCCCGGGTAGTCAT